AGTGCGGCCTCCATGTCGGCCGTTGTAATTGTATCGTCCGCCGCTAGGCCAGAGTTTTCGTTTATGCCTGCCAACGCTCCCGCGATCGAGGAATCTAGCTGTTTAGCCAAAGATTCAGCCATAGCTTTCGAGTATTTTGCGAATAAATCTGGCTGGCTCTGGACGGCTAGCACATCGGTAAATAATTTAGCCGCGTAATAATGTTGGTCGACTGTTAATTGTGTTTCGGTTTCTGCCGGTGCTACGTAACTAACTTGCCCGCCGTCTGTGATGCTAGACGCTGTCATCTTCGCAATTTCTGGAAAATGAATAATATCTCCCTTGCCTTTAACCATTGCCGAATAATCATCGACAAGATTTCTAAAAACAAGTTTTTCGGAGAAATATTTGTATATGGCGTCCGCCCAAAGGCTTGGCACGAAATATTGGGTTACACCGGTATCAAAAATGTTACCTGCTGGTTGTCCCATGAATTAATCCTTAATCTTTTTAAGATCTATTAGGCACCGGCTCTATCCTTTTTCTGATAATCTGCTACGACTTGTTTCCACGCGTCGGCCCGCTCCTTTGGAGGGAGTGTCTGGACCTCGTCTAGTGTATATTTCTTACCAGATACAGTACCAGGGGCTACAGGCGGATTTTCCGTTCGTTGAGAACCTACCATATTATTTAAGGATTTCAGCGCCTTAAGATCTAAATGTTTTATATTATCCCTTTCTGTCTCTGGAAATGTCTCTAAGAGTTCGAGCCTCTCGGCTTCGTCTCGTTCGCGATAACCTTTATTCTCGCTATCTAGCGCAACGATTTTCTCCTCCAGTTCTTTAATTAGAACAGTATGTTCTCCGTCTTGCTGGAGTTTTGCTTTCCGCGTCTCCTCGTTTGCTAATTCTATTTCGGCTAAACGAGCCTCCGCTTTCTGCGCTCTTTTTCGTTGGGCTTTCGCGTTTTCGATTTCCTTACTATAAAGGGTTTCGTAGTCTCCGCTCCCGCTCTGGGTAGTGGTTTGATCCGCTGGATCCTGTATTTCTGCGCCCGCCTGGGCTGTGTTTTCTTCGGCCATTCTGGTCTACTCCATTATTTAAAAATGTTGTTACTCGTATTTTAAACAATTTTGACTAAATTTCAATCTATTAATGAGAAAAATAAATAAATACAGGAAAAAATGGTTCGAGTTTACCGGTTACGAGCCTCACCCTGGACAGCAAAAGCTCCATAATATACCTAAAGGCGTCCGTTTTTCCGTTTGTTGCTGTGGACGAAGATGGGGGAAAAGTTTTAGCGCGGCAAGAGAGGCGGAGATCGTCGCGACCCAGCAAAATAAACTGGTCTGGATCGTTGCTCCTACATACGGGACCAGTGAGCGCATATTTAGAATTTTATGGGACAACCTAATTATAAAGCACAAATTACCTACCAGGCGGAAATCCCTAGCGGAACAATATATAGAGTTCGAGTGGGGGTCTATAATAGAGGGTAAATCGGCCGAACATGCCGAGGGATTAATTGGGGCCGGTTGCGATCTTGTTATTATGGACGAATGTTCTAAAATGAATTTAAAAAAGATCTGGCAAATGTATATAAGGCCCACTCTATCGGACAGAAAAGGAAATGCTATTTTTATTTCTACACCCTCCGGATACGATTATTTTTATGAGCTTTACAATATGGCAAAACGACATAAGGAGTGGAGGTCCTTTAACTCTCCGTCCTGGGAGAATACTTACGCGTTTCCCCTTGGAAAAGATGAGCCGGACCTTATAGAGGCCGCCAGTACATTATCGACAGAGGCATTTTCCCAGGAATACGGCGCCCAGTTTACCTCCATGTCTGGCCGAGTTTATGCAGACTTCTCGCGAGACGAAAACGTAGGTTACTATCCGTATATGCCTTTATATCCCGTATATTTAAGTTTAGATTTTGGGTACCGCATGCCAGCCGCGGTATGGTTTCAATGTTACAGACAGGAAAAAGGAAAGGGCGAAGATTGGCACATTAACATAATAGACGAGCTAGTCCACGTTCCTAATTTAAAATTATCAGATTTTATTAGAATGATTAAAAATAAAAAGTACAGGATCCAGCAAGTATTCGGAGATCCTGCGGGCTACCAGGTCCAGAGTTCGGTCGGCGTCGGAGAGTCTGAATTATTCCATCAAGCTACAGGACATAGAGTATGGAGCTTAAGAGATAAGCCCTCGAGATCTATAGCCTCTGGAGTTTCCCACGTTAGATCTTTTATTAAAACAGCCGACGGAAAGCGAAGGCTCCATATCCATAATAATTGTACTGGGATTATAGAGGACCTGGAGAGTTATCGTTATCCAGAGAGAAACGACGGACGGCCGCTACCCGAAAATCCGCTTAAGGATGGATATTCCGAGCATGGGGCCGATGCTTTGCGGTACGGCCTTATAAATAAATTTCCAATTCGACAATATAAATATAGGATAGCTAACAGATGAAAGATTACGCAGAACAGTTAATAAATCAGTCCATAAAGGACCATAAACTACTGGCCAGCCAAAATAGGCGCGATCTGGTCCGTAAATATCTCGACTATTATTCTGGAGACAATACTGTCCAGTATATCGAGGACCGGTTTAAGGCCGAGGCATTTAAAGAGGTGCCTCCCGCATGTTTTAATATAGTTAGGCGATTTATAGACCGTATGGCCAGGATATACACCCTGGGCGCGGCTAGAAATGTTAACGATAAATATAGCGAGCTAACCTATTTAAAAGATTTAAAGCTAAAACATGTAGAGAAAATGACAAGGCTTTTAGGGTCTCTAGCTACTAATGTCTCGTTTAGTATGGACCCTAAGCCACATTTTACATACACTCCGATTTATTATTATGATTGTTTTTTTGACAGCGACCCATATACGCCCATAGCTATATCTTATCCTATGCTCCAGGCTGTTTATGATCCTGGCGAAATACATAAATTAAATTATTGTTACTGGGACGCGGAACATTATGTAATATACGACGAGGGGGGAGCTATAATAGAGGATATAAGCCATAACTACGGCGTCCTTCCTTTTGTGTTTACACATAGAGACTCTCAGTTAGACGAGTTTTATGTTGGTGGCGCTTACGACGTTTTAAGCTGTAACGAATTATTAAACATTTTACTAACGGAGGCGAATCTCGGAATGAGATACCAAATGTTCGGCCAATATGCCATAACTGGCATGTTCTCCGATGAAAACCTGGCGCGCGCTGGGTCCGACCAGATTATGGTAGTGCCAGAAGGGGTAGACGTAGATATACTATCTCCAAAGGGTAACCTAGGGTCTGCTATGGAGTTAATTCGCCACATGCTGGATCTAACTGCCCAGAATAACCATTTATACGTCTCTTTCGACGATAACGGGTCCGATAGGCCTAGTAGCGGAATAGCTTTAAAAATTAAAGACCTGGAGAGGTTCGAGGATTTCCAGGACGACCTGGAATTATGGTCCGTATATGAAAAACAATTTTTTCACGTAGAGCAGGCTATCGCGGCGGCCAATGGGGTATCTATCTCCGGAGACCTGGGCCTAGATTTTAACGAGCCAGAGTATCCAATGACTATCCAGGATCAAATCCAATTAGACGAGTTCGAGCTTAAACACAATTTAACGACCGAGGCCGGATTAATGGTAAAATATAACAAAGATTTAACCATAAGCGAGGCGCAACAAATAATAGATAACAACAAGGACTTAAATGGCCAAGGACAACAACAACAACAATCCCCAATATTTAGCCAATTACGCCAACAAACTCCGACGTCTTAACGATTACGAAATTAAACTACCCCAGGCACCTATAGAGCAAATTTTAAAGGATCCGCTAGCTTATGCCCAAAGCGTAATCCAGCGAGAATTTGAATTAAGGGTTCCCAATATTATAAAGGCGTTTTATTTAGGAAAAGAACTAGCTAAAACCAACTTAGAGGACCAGTAAATGGAAGATAAGACCATAGAGGCGCTTATAGGTCGAGAGGTATGGTGGATAATAGGATTCGCGACTCTATTTCTAGTCCGGAATATTGTAGAGGGAGCAATAAGCGGGGTACTGGTATTTTTCGGCAATGATTATAATTCCGACGATGTTATATATATTAATGGCAGGCCAGGGAGAATAATTAGAGTGGGTTTATATAAGACAGTTTTTTTCCTGTACGACGTTAAAAACGATCCATATACTGGAGTCGCTCAAGTGGTAAGCGGTACTAAATACGTCGTACAAAATAGTTCACTATCAGAGATCAAAATAGAAAAGCCTCTCCAAAATATAGACCTAGAGAGATATAAAGTAGAGCCTACTAAACTAGAAAGGCGGGAGGAATGATTGGTTAAAGGCGTTAAAA